ATGAAACTATTTCTCTTCTCCTGTCTTGCTATCGGTTCCTTGTCTTTTATGGCAGTTCAACAGCTAGCAAGTATCACAACAACCAACAGCGGAACTCAACAAGTAAGCCGATGAACAGCGCCTTCTACTACTACCACCAGTGGGAACAACAACAACTCTCCCTTTGGGAACAAGAACAAGAACAGGCAGACAAACAGGATCTGTTCGACGAACTTAACGAGTTCGAAGACTTCGAAGACTTCGAGTAACCCTTACCCTTTCCCCTTTCAAACCCTTTTTCTTAGCTATGACCTCCGCAACCTTTGATCGTTTCGACATAGCCTCAGCCCATTACCTGTTCTGGAGTGAGCATCATTCTGGGATGTTTAGCGAGGGATATACCAAACTTTGCAAAGCCTTGAGTATCTTTAAACCTAGTCCGTCGTTTGATTGGCAGTCTCTTTCAGATAACGCAAAAGATATTTATAGGGATCTTTGCAAACGTGAACTAGTGAAGTGTGACTATGACTCATTGAGCTACATCTTGGAAGATAACTACGACCTAGAGGATGATTGCGTTGCTTGGTTTGTTGAACATTACAACAACAACCCAGAAGATCTATGCAACTATCAAACTTCAGACTTCGTGAATATAGATATGTGTTACACAAAAGATCTCATAAATTTCTATAACTCAAACGAAGAATCTGTCCTCTCTTGGTGTGATCAACTCTGCGACGCTTACGGCTATACCTCCAGGTTGCAACTTTTAGAAGGTCAAACAGTAGAAGACCCAGACGACTTTGCTACTGGTCTCGTAAATGCAGCGATGACATACCTAGGTTGTGAACTCTACCGATTGGTGGAGGATGCCTGATAAGTTATGGGATCTATATCTAGTTTTTTATTCAATTTGTTTCTGTTTTTTGTCCCTGTATTCTTCACTGTTCTAGGCCTACTTAGAGCCAATTAACTACAACAAAAGGGCTCCTAAACAGGGGCCCTATTTTATATCTAGGTGTTATTGAGAATGAGTCGCAACAGCAGGTAGGGGAAGGGTAGGTCTAGTTGAGAATGAGTCGCAATATCAACAGTCTCAAATGAGAATGAGAATGAGAATCAACTAGACCAGACCTGGGTTCGGTCTTAACTACTATCACGCCACGGGGCACGCCACGGGACACTAGCTAAATTTCCTTTAAATTGCTTTTAGCGCTGTGTCGGTGGCAATGCTAGTCCCAGCTAACGCCAAGGAGAAGTTCTACGCACCACTTAAGCAAGTGGCAGCTCAGTATGTCCCACTCCTGATGGCACGAATGGCGGTGTTACAAGATCGAGCCAATCAGGCACTTGAGTTCCTGGATTCTGAGGAAGATGAGGAGCGAGAGTTGGTATGGATGGATGACGCAGAGAAAGTAGTTGCTGTTGCAGAGGCACAATCCGTCCTTCATAAGTCAGTAGTAGAAGCAGGGATGTGCCAATCGTTAGTCGGTGCATTTGCTGACCTCTTGGAGAATGAGTACCAAAGGATCAGAGAAAGCCGTTGTGCGTTTTTAAACGAGGAGGGTGAGTTGGAATCGCTATACGAAGATGACGAATCAAATAGTGGCTTTGACTGATACTCCTTTGGTTAACCATCAACCTTACCAGAGGCCTCTTTAAGGACCTCTAAGGCCCTCTGAGTACCTACCTGGTCCATCCACCCCAGAAGCACCGTCCAAGTGGCGTAGAGACGCTCTGGGGCATCAATCAGAGAGTTGTTGAACTGGGTGTTATCCCAATACGCCACGAGACAGCGGTTGGTGAGGTCATCCAGTTCAGCTTTGTCACACATCTGATTGAGTTCTTCCTCGGTGTACTGGTCAGTCATCGAGTTGTTCAAGTGCTTGGCGAATAGTCTTAAAATCTAAGTACTGCTCACGAGCATTGTTCGCACCTGTAGCAATCGCATCAAGTGCAGTCAATGCCTGCTCCTTCAAGCTCGGCGGCTTAGGGCGGCGGGCGGCGCGGATTGTTTGCGGGTTTAGGCGGTATGCCCACCCTAAATGTTCACGTTCCTTTTCAAGCCACTCACAGCATGCCTCCAGCTCCTGGTCTGCGCCCCATTGAGCGGCCTTGGCAGCAGTCGCCTGCATCCAGCACACGACATCAGGGTCGCCATTGCGCTGGACTTCATGGAACCACTGCTCCACCAGCTCCGGCGGTGGGGTGATGGGATGGTCATTCATTAATCACAACCTCACCACAAATACTCTCAAGAGCAGCTAAATACCCATCCCAAAAGTCTTTTTGTTGATCACCTACAGCTTTCTTGTATTGATCACGAGCATATTCATATTCATCAATTACAACTTCAACATCAAGAGTTACTGCTTCTGACATTTCACTTCTGCTCCCAAATAGAAGGATCGTGTTGGTCATCTTCTGTAGCTTCAATACGTTCCAACATTTCATCCAAGAACTCAGCTAGTTCTTCTTCAGTCATAGTTATTGAAACTTGACTGGGATCTTGAGGAGTCATGAAGTGGTTCTTTAAGTAGTGGCGAAAGACCTCTTTAAGAAAAACTCTTTAAGTATCTCTAAGTACCTTTTTAAGGAGACGGCTAGAGACCTCTTTAAGAACCTCTTTAAGAAGGTACTTAAAAGTACTCAGAGGGTCCTTAAAGAGTCACTTAAAAGGGCCACTTCAAGAGCTGTCCCCTGCTGTCCTCTTGGCGTATGCACCGCAGGTACCTTCTGTGAGTCCTTTAGACACTGAGTCCTGTGCAGATTCAAGGCACGTTGACTGGCTGGATTCCCAGCTTCTACGAAATCCCTACCTACAACAATGAACCGTGTGACTTCCGTATCAAGGTTCTTATGCAAGACGCAGAAGAGATTGTTGAAGAGATCTCTGAGGCGTATGACGCAGCATGTGCCTGGTATCGTGACCAGACGGGGAAGAAAAGTTTTTATGACGCACCGTTTGAGATGTCTCAAGACGGTTCAGCCGTAATCAAACTGACTGCTAAACCCAGCTATGGGGAGTTTCCTCTGCCTGTGGTGGACAGTGAACTGCAGCCACTTGCTGTTGATTTGAAGTTGCGTGAGGGCTCTGAGATTCTCGTAGCCATCAAGCCGATGTACATCCCTCGTAAGGCGCCTCGTGGTGGCCTTCGGCTGTGCCCCAAGGGTATTCAGGTACTCAAGGCTGTGACTGGTGCTGGTGAAGACCGTGGTGATTTTGATATTGCCAAAGCTTTCAGCAAGCAATCTGGGTTCAAGCAATCCAAACCAAACCTGAAAGAACTTGCTACTGTGTCTGGCGAAGATCCTGACTTTTGAGTAAGTGGCCCGACGATTCCATAAGTACGGCAAACGCCAAGCAGACGGGTTTCGTTCGGGCTTTGAAGGCAAAGTAGCTGATCACCTCAACGCATCGGGGGTTAGTTGGGAGTATGAGCAGTACAAGTACGACTTGCTCATTCCTCGTAGCTACACCCCTGACTTCGTTCTCAGTAACGGGGTAGTGCTTGAGGTAAAGGGTTACTTCGATGCGGAGGACAGGAGACTGATCAAGCTGTTCAAAGAGCAGCATCCATCAGTTGATATTCGAATGGTCCTACAAAAACCGCATCAAAAGCTCACCAAAACAGGGAGTATGACCTACGCCCGTTGGTGTGACAAGTACAGTGTGCCCTGGTGTGAGGGTCCGATCATCCCGTCTAGCTGGTCGTAGCGATGCTATGATTCTGCCGGACAAGTGAAAGGACACCGAGACCTCTGGGGCACAGAACCGCCCTGGAGGTCTCTTTTTATGTCCCGCGTTGTTCGCAGATTGAACTGCCCCAAGTGTGGCTCACGCGACAACGTTGCTTTGTATGACGACGGTGGTGAGCACTGCTTCACCCCAGGTTGTACCTATCACGTTTCCGGTTCTTCCACTTCCTTCACAATGTCCACCTTTTCCACTCATGATCCGCACACTGAGATCGAACCGCTTATTGGCTCTTACCACGCCATACCAAGTCGGAGTATTCCAGAGGAGACGTGCAAGCTCTTTGGATATTTCAAAGGTACCTATGGCGACAGTGAGGCTTACTTCTGGCCCATCTACGACAAGGAACGTCGTCTTACTGGCTACAAGATTCGTAAGCCAAACAAGAACTTTGTCCAGCATGGAACCAATCCTGACCATACGTTTCTCGGGCAGGAGAAGTGGAGTGGTGGCAAGCTGCTGGTTATCTTTGAAGGTGAGTACGACTGCCTTAGCTACGCAGCAACCAGGAAGAGTTGGCCGTGCGTCTCGCTACCGAATGGCGCTGACTCTGCGGAGAAATCAATCAGGAGTAATCTCGATTGGCTACTGAAATTTGAAGAGATCATTCTGTGTTTTGACAGTGATGATCATGGACAGAAAGCAGTCAAGAACGCTATCCAACTACTTCCGCCACGCGTGGGTAAGGTTGGCAAGATTGAGAAGTACAAGGATGCCAACGAGGCACTAGTAGCAGGCGACAGTAAAGCCATCATGCAGATGGTGTGGACTGCTGCTGAGTACGAACCAGATGGAATCATCAGTGGCAGCAAACTGCTCCAGATGGTCCTAGAAGACCCCAAGACCGAGAGTGCTGAATACCCCTACAAGTTCCTGAACGACAAGCTCCACGGGCTGCGGAAAGGCGAGCTGGTTACTATCACGGCTGGCTCTGGTATTGGGAAAAGCACGTTTGTTTCGGAGATTGCGTATGACCTGCTTACGAGACAGAACGAAACAGTTGGTTATGTCGCTTTGGAGGAGAACATTCGACGTACTGCTAGGCGTTTCGTCGGTATGGATCTTAATTATCCTGTCCACATTGATCGAGGTCACTTCACTGATGAACAAATTGAGGACGCGTTCAATCGCACTCTCGGAACGGGTCGGCTATTTCTGTACGATCATTTTGGCTCTCTTGACCCTACCGTTCTGCTTAACCGCATACGCCATTTGGTTAGTGGTTGCGGGTGTAATTGGATTGTGTTCGATCACCTCTCGATTCTTGTCTCAGGTTTGGACCAAGGAGACGAACGCAGGGCGATTGATCAAACGATGACAAAACTCCGAAGCTTTGTTGAAGAAACAGGCTGCGGGATGCTTTTGGTGTCACACTTACGCCGCCCTACTGGTGACAAAGGTCACGAAAACGGTGCTCAAACATCCCTTTCACAACTTCGTGGTAGCGCTGCTATCGGCCAACTTAGTGACATCTGTGTTGGTCTTGAACGAAATCAACAATCTGAGAACGATTCAGAAGGAACAATTGTCCGAGTTCTTAAAAATCGTTTTACAGGTTGGTGCGGTGTTTCAGGCACTGTGAAATACAACGAAACTACAGGCAGAATGTTGGAGCTTTCCGGCAGTAGTAAGCCACAACAATTCGATGATCATTTTGAATCCGACTTTTGACGTTCACGTCTCTGAGATGAACCAGCTTAAGGTGACAGCCCTTGCTGCCACTGAAAAAGCTAGGCGCGTCTGTCAGCCCTTTTTCAAGTCCAATGACGCTTGCAACCAGTTCAACTACGACCAACTTGAGGACTTCCTTGACTTCTGCTACAGCCGAAACCTCAAGGTCTTTCTCGATGGTAACGTTCGACGTGGAGACGAATGCTCTCAAGATTAGGGACGTTACTAAGATCCACTGCTGTGCAGTATCTGACGGCACAAACACAGTTCTGTACAAGAACTCAAAGGAGTGGCTTCAGGTTCTTGAAGATGCGGATGTACTGATTGGTCACAACATCATTCAGTACGACATACCAGCAATACAACAGCTATATCCAACGTTTAAACCCAAAGGCAGAGTTGTCGATACGTTGATCCTTTGCCGGATGCTTTACCCAGATATTCTTGACCGGGATTTTAAGAAGAAGTGGGAGGGAATGCCTATACAGCTTTACGGTCGTCACAGCCTTGAAGCGTATGGGTTCCGTTTGGGTTATACCAAGCGACACGCTGGTCTTGAGGACTTCAGTGTGCTGACTGATGAACTGGCTGAGCGCTGCATCTGTGACGTTGAATTGAACCGTAAGCTTTGGGCTCGGTTGCAACCGAAGGCTGACGACATCCCTTGTGCCGTTGACCTAGAGATGCGTTTTGCGCAACTCATTGCCCTGCAGGAACGATCTGGCTTTGGTTTCAATGTTCAAGGGGCTTTGGAGCTTGAAGCTGAGATCAACCAACAACTGAATACTCTCAGCGAACGATTGAGACAACGGTTCCCGTTCGTTGACGGAGGGCTCTTCACGCCCAAGCGAGACAACAAAACCAGAGGGTATGTAGGTGGTGCAGCAATGTGCCGTCTTACGGACCTCAACCCGAACTCTCGGGATCATGTTGCTTGGGTGTTACAGACACTTCTGGAGTGGAAGCCAGAGGAGTTCACCAAAGAGGGGAAACCCAAAGTGGATGAAACAGTTCTGTCGAAGATTCCTGGAGCTGAAGATTTTGTTTCACACTTCACGCTCCAAAAGCGATTGGGTCAACTCAGCACTGGCAACAATGCTTGGTTGAAACTGGTGGAAAGCGACAACAGGATTCACGGCAGTGTGATTACTGTTGGCTGCGCCACTGCTCGCTGTAGCCACGTCAACCCCAATATGGCCCAGGTACCTGCTGTCAGGTCAGCCCTGGGACCGGAGTGCCGAGCTCTGTTTGGACCTGGCCTCCTTGGGGGAGGAAGAAGCACCAAACAGGTTGGCGTGGACCTCAGTGGGATCGAGGCTCGATGCCTTGCCCACTACTTATGGCCGTTTGATGACGGTAAATTTGCAGACGAAGTGCTGAACGGCGACATCCATACGGCCAATCAAAAGGCCGCAGGACTCGCCACCAGAGACCAGGCAAAGACGTTCTTCTATGCCTTGATGTATGGAGCAGGGGCAGAGAAGCTAGGTCTGATTACGGGTCAGGATGGGGCAAAGCTGAAGCGGAAGTATTTCCGTAATATGCCCGCTTTGGCTTCGCTTTCTAAAAGAGTAGTAGCAAAAGCAGAAGATGAAGGATTTGTTAAAGCGCTAGACGGTAGACGGATAATGATCCGGTCCTCACATAGCGCTTTGAACTTCCTTTTACAGAGCGCTGGTGCCATCATTAGCAAGCTTTGGTACAACACCTGCTACGACGAACTTACGGCAGCAGGGTTTACCTACGGCGTTGATTGGTCC